TCAGGTGAGTTTGTTGATGGCACCCAGAAGCGCGACGCCGGCCGCGAGCATTGCGCCGAGCCGGACCGTGAGGCGAAGCGCCAAGTTGTCCATCGCAGCGGTAAGGTCAGTCTTGGTGACGAGCTCGATCATGATGAAATCTCGTGCGGCTTCAGCATGTGCCTCGGCTTGCTCTGACGGCACGCCTTTTTCTCGTAAGCGCTTGGCGTAGCCCAATGTATCAAAAGGTACGACGTTCATTCCAGCCTCCTCGGTTGCGAGGCTCTGGGTTCTCTTGTGGGATACGGGAGTGCGACTACCCGTCTCCTCGAAGCACTCCCCAGAGCGCCACAACCGAAGTCTCAGGCGATTATATCACGCCCGCATCTGCTGGCCGGCCGGCGGCACACTGAAAGCCAGCCGCACCCGTCTCGAGCCGCACCGTGGGCATTTCAGGCGGCTCTCCAGCCTCGCCAGCGGGAAATCGCGACCTCTGGTCCACACCAAGGTCTGCATATCCAGCTCGCCGCCATAGACACACTCCCGAACACGCTTCATGCCCTCCCGAGGCCCCCATGCGCACCGGACGGTGAGGCGCCAGCCCTGTGAATATGCCTCTCCGAGGGTCTCGACTCCCATTAGACGGCCGTCGTCGTGCGGTTACTCCGCCACATCGCCCTTTGGCTTTTTGACGCGCCCTCGCGCATAGCCGGCCGATTGTCCTGCCAGCAGCAGCTCAACCCGTCGCTCAAGGAAGGCATTGGCGATCAGGGTCGCCCGCAGCGCCGCCAGAGGGTCGCCGCCGCATATGGCAAGCGCCTGTTCCACTTCCATTTCGACATCGGGGACAACAAAACCTGACTGCGCGGGCTCGGCCATGACTGTGTTTCCAAGGTGGATGGCCAAGAGAACAAACCAGAAACGAAGAGTCAACCGGTTATGCAAAATCATCGGTTTTGATCTGCGCACATGCCGCGCTCGGAATTCGCTCTGTTGTCGATGAGCTCCGGACCGTCGCCGCTGTGGTGGTAGGTGGTTGCCTCGCTCTTACAAGCGACGCGGCCTGCGGTGGTCCATCACACATGTCCGAACACCTCTGGCCATTTTTTAGGAACCCTCTCCATCTTTCCACGTTTCAAAATAGGAACCCCTGTTCCACAAAACTTGCGCCTCCCGTGGTGATCCAGCCCCCTCGTGACCCCCTCCCGAGGAACCACGGGAGGTTTTTTTTGGAGGCGGGCGGGGGAAGCTTATTATTGGCGGCGCAAACTATACATTGTGCGACGTCTCAATCGGACAAACGGATTGCATTCATTACTTGTGCCGCGACCTGCGGGACAATCGCATTTCCAAGAGCTTTGAGTCGGGAAGCGCGGTCCAGTCGTCGGGGTACCCCATCATCCATTCGACAAAGCGTGGCTGCAACCGAAAACCAGTCCTTTGACCAACTTGGCCTTTTGTAGCTCCTTGCTCCACTGCGCTGTCTAATGTGTCTCTGGGCTTGACGTTGCTGCTGCCCTTCCAATCGCGAGCACTCGCGGTCGGCAACATTTTGATGATCGTCTCGATCGACGGCCGCACCTTTCCGATCCGGCCTGCTGCTCCGCCCTGGTTTGATCCGTAGGATGTCGCGGACTTGGTGGGCAACAATCCAGACCCTATCCCGTCGATGCGGCGCATCAACGGCGCAAGCTGGAATAACAAACGCTTGGACTTCGTAACCTTCACTTTCCAAGTCAGCATGGACTTGCTCGAGTACCAATCCGTTGCTCCAAGTAACAAAGCCGCCAACGTTTTCACCGATGACCCAGCGCGGATGAAACTCTCGTATGACGCGTAACATCTCAGGCCAGAGGTAGCGATCATCTTGCGTACCTTGCCTTTGCCCAGCAACGGAAAAAGGCTGGCATGGGCAGCCCCCGGTGAGGAGATCGATTGTATCGCTGTCGCCAGACCGTCCCCGCTGTGTTTGCTCAGACCTTTTCGATTGTGATTGCCTTTGACGCTCGGCGTCGGAAGTAAGTTGTCGGATGTCTCCATAAATTGCGGCGCTAGGCCAGTGTTTAGAAAGGACGGCTTGGCAGAACGGATCTATTTCACAGAATACATGCTCTATGTCCGGCCAAGTCCAATCTGCAGCAAGGGCAAAGCCGCCGATGCCGCTGAATAAATCTAGGTGCTTCAGAAGCCATTTGCGTTAGGCTGATAATTCTACGTCGCACAACACAGATTGTGCGCCTTGTTTAATCCTCGCTTACCTGCGCCCACAGCACGGCGGGCGCGTCCCCGCAGCATCCATCGCACCCGTGAACGCCCTTGTGGTGTCCTACGCCATGCGGGCAAATTGCCTCGACAAATTCACCGCGGTGCATGTCGCGGCCGTGTTGGTGTGAGAGGGCCCAAGTTTGCTTCATATGTTGTGCGTCTGATGTGACTGATAACCGTCGAACTCCCGCACCCGCCTCGCATTGTCGATCAGCATCTGCCTCCGGTCAGCATCCCGCACGAACGGCACGCCGTCGATGCTGAGTAGGGTGTAGCGGTAGTCTCGGTGGTCAATCTTTGCGTCGAAGACGTAGCCTTGCTTCTCCAAATCGCATATGCGCGCTCCCAGTCTGGTAATCGCCGGAAATTGGGAGAGGCACTCGTTGCGCGTGATCGTCCCATCCCTGTGTAGTTTGGTGCGGACGCGCTCCAGCTGGGTTTTATGAGCACTCATATCGGCAGCGGGGCGGTCGTAGGCTCGGCATCGTCGCGGCTAATGCAATTCACACAAACGCCGGTCGTATAGCAAACGTACTCTGCCAGTTCCGAGCTAAACCAGCATGACTGCTTTCGGCAGATCGGGCAGATTTCATGTCGGCCGCTTGGATGGACTTTCGCTACCGGATTAGCGATAGCAAAACCTGAAACCAAATAGGTCATAGATCAGTGGGGCAGATACCCTGCCGCTATTGGGTCTGGTAATGGCACCTCCGTGAGCGCGGCGATCTTGTCGAGATAGTCGGTAAAGTCGCCTTTGCCTAATCCCGAGGTGCTGCTCGGGATGCGTATTTCCTCCCCGCGCACCTTGATGAACTTTGCGGGGAGGAGTTTGCGTTTAAAGAACTCATGCAAGTCGTCGGCGTTGTCGCCCGTCTCCCGCGCTATCACTTCCAGATAGAGCCAGTAGTAGGCGTTCTGGCTATCAGAGCGCTTTGCGGGAGGGCGGACTTCGTGGCCGCAGTTCTTGCATTTGAGCATAAGGTTAGTCTTGGAAGTCCAGTGGCTTGCCACTCTCCATCACGCTGTCGTCGCTGAGCGCGGTGCCATCGCCCATGTCAGCACCCTGCGAGCCTGCCGGAGTGTTGAACGGGTCTTTGCCCTCGTACAGCGCCTCTAGATTGATATGCGCCTCACGGTAGGCCTTGTGTGCCTCAACAGGCACGGCCGTCTTCGGTGACGGGATGACGCTGTACTCGGTGTCGAGCTTCTGACCTGACTTCGTGATCGTGAGGTCGTACTCGCGCGGGTCGCCCCAGTCCTCGTTGAGCGCCAAGTCCTGAATTGGACCCTGAATGCTTGCCTGCGTGATTTCGAGGATCTGAACGCGGCCGTCCTTGTAATTCCAGACTGCAAGTGCCCAGAAGTGCTTTGGCTTGAACTTGCCGTCCTCAAGGCGAGCATCGGCAGGGACGCCGTCGAACTGTCCCTTTTGGCGGACTGGCTTGCTCTCGGTCGTCCAGTACATGTGGCCCATGAGGGGCGCAGAGAGGAGACGGAGCTTATTTTTGCCGTCCTCAAATTTCATGTAATCGCTTGGTGGTTTTGGTACCTCGTATCCCTTTGGTAGAAAGTCGCTGTTCATAGATTTGATTGTTAGATTTTAATTCCAGTTTGCGCCCTGCGGCGGCTCCCCTTCGTCGGCCGGCGTGTAGTCCTGAAGGTCGTAACGCGGACTGCCGCCGATCAGGCGGGCAACGGCGGGGAAGTTTCTCCTCTCCACGTAACCTTCGACGATCTCGCTGAGGCGCCTCTCGCGACCTTCTGTTGTCGTTGTATCGATCATACGCGGGTTTTCTTTAGTAGCTGATACTTGTAGGAGCTCTCCCACATTGCGACCTCCTTATCGCGGGACTGCCGGCCGAGCATGTAGCCGGTGAAAAGCGAAGAGAGGAAGATAGCGACGACGGCTACGATTTGAAGCGTTTCATTCTCCATAAGCCTCGCGTCGTTCCTCTCGGTCCTGATAATTCCTTCCCTCCCAGTCGCTCTTCTGGAAGTCGCGCTCATTGTCGCGGTCGGGGTTGTCATTCATGGTGCTGTGTGTTTGCGAGTAATTGCTGCCAGAAGGCATCGGTGTCGCCACCTGTAAGGATGAGGTCGTAGAAACGACGCGCAACCATTTGCCAGCTACTCGACGTATCTCTTATTGAGATATTTTCTTTTGGATATGGTTGCCGAGCTCCCATGCCTTGGGTTGGTTTTCCGTTGCGGCCATAATCCCAACGGACATACCATTGGGTTTTGTCTTTCGATTCTCCGACAATTGCACCGCTGCCGCGCTTCGATTCGCCATAATAAAATGGCTTCTTCATTTCACATGCACGATACTTTGATGTTTCCCACCCCAGCGCGTTCCCCAGAGCTTTCCAGAATGTTTTGTCGAGGGCGACACATTGCCATCTGCTACTGGAGTCTAGGGCGACACTAGACATCCACCCTCCTTCAAAGGCCTTGTCGATTACCTCCTTCGGAATAGTCATACAAGCAGGTCTGGGTTCTCGTAAATGTTGCCGATGACTTCCATTTCGCGGAAAATTTCACCGTCATCGCCAATGAAGTCAAAGTAGTTCGCCATTCCGTCGCGCTTGGGGTCACACATCGCTTGTGTGTGTAAGCATTCAAGTCTGAAGCCGGAGTGGTCCCAGAATACGACGCCTCCCATATTGAAGTTGCAGTTTTCGTCGCTGTCTCCAGTGAGAAGTTGCGGAAATCCTACGATACCTCGAACAATATCCCCCTCGTAGATTTCCTTGCCGTTCTTGTCTTTGAGGCCGGTGAACTGAACGAGCGTCACATCTTGAACATGACCTCCTCCTTGATAGGACCTGTAGGCGATACCGTCTTGGCCAATCACGAATGGATAATCAAACCACCGGTCATTTCTGTTGTCCCACGCCCTGAATTTGATCTCCCTCATACAAACGTTGCCGGAAGACCGGTGATGAACGCTGCGAGTAAGATGCCGTAGAGCGTGAGCGCTGACCGGCGTTCAAGTGATGCCGCTGCCCGTCTGGCTGCTCTCGGTGGAAGGATGGTGTAGCCGCCGATCGGTGGCGTGAGGGCCATGAGGTTCTGCTGGCTGTTGAGGTAGAGGGTCATACGCGTTCGACGCCATAGCGTTTTTCGAGGAAAACGCTTGCGACGGCAGAGGCGAATATGGAAGCGAGCGCGATAAATGGATGGCCCGCTAAACATATTGCTACAGCGAGAGTGACTTCGATACCGTCAGCTATGCTGAACCTCGGTGTGAGAATGTATTTCATAGTGTGATTGTGTTCTCCCTCTATGCCGCTCGCCTCACGAGGTAAGCGGCATACAGGGCGTGAGGCTTTTAATGTTAGTCGATGAAAAGATACTTCATGCAGGCGGCGATTATCTAACCACAAGTGACTGCTATTACGCCGCAGGTGAATGCGATCATGTTGATTTCGTTAGTTGGTAATGTGTGGTGAGCATGTGGGGAAGCGTGTGTCCGCGTCGAGCATATTTCAGGTACCGACTCGATATTGTAACTCTTGCTCCCCCAGCTGCTCACCACGTCCGACAATCGCTTCATCGCCTCGGGCGAGCGTGTCAGATTATGTTCATTGGCTCTCGGTGGAAGAGAAGGGTTCGCACCTTCTGTTGTTGCGTTTCGAGCGCTACTCCACGCAACTCAACGAAAGAATCCGTGCCTACTCATTTGTAAGTTTCGCGGGATTCCGCGGTGGTTCCCCACTAAACAAACCCCTCAGCATATTCACTTTCGTGCTCCCCCCGTGAGCCAACGATTTGTCAAAGAACAGATGAGGGCGGCGTCTTCCAATGCAGATGCATACGGGTCTTGGCATTAAGCTGCACCACTCCGCAGCACCGCTATCTCATCTGTATGCATTCTCTCATGCATGCAAAACCTTGCAAGCATGGCGAAGCACTGCGCGTGTGAATATCTATTTTGTCAAATTGGCGCGGCGCTCTTTCGCCTTTTTCTTCAACGCCTTTGTTGCCTTCTTGGAAATAGCCATGCGCTGCTCGGGCGTGAGTTTCGCGGCGCGGGCTATTCCGCCAAGACGTGCAAATTCGGTGATGGTCAGTTCGGACATATGCCGACAGTGTACCATACACGTGCAAGTAAGCTCCTCTAGCCGTCCACACTTCTCATGTGGTAAAAGAGCCTATGACCAGCAAGTTGGACAATGGAAATTCACTAGCTGAAAGGACTCGATATGAAGTCCCTCGTCGTAAAGCGCTCCATCGTACTCAACGGGCACAAAACAAGCGTCAGTTTGGAAGATGCGTTTTGGATAGCCTTGAAGAAAATCGCGGTCATTAAGGACGCGAATCTGTCGCTGATTGTTTCCGAACTTGACCAAAGTCGGAAATGTGGAAATCTTTCTTCAGCGATACGGCTCTATGTTCTCGATTACATGATCCGAGCTTCTGACGATGATCGCCAAAAGTTTCTGGCTGCTGTTGCTACTCTTCGGCCGCTTAAGGACGTCGCTGCCTGAACAAAAATGGTTCAGGAAGCTTTTTACGCGAATGTGGGCGACGCCGCCTCAGGCGAATGCTGCCGCGCTTCCAGCATGTCGCATGACGTGCACTCGTACACGTCCATCGGCAGCGGACCGCGCGACGTCGTAACCGTTTCCGTCGCGTGAAGCGTGAGTGGCTTGCCGCAACGGTGGCAGGGCGGGGGGGCGTTTTGCATTACCTTTTGCATGACAGTGCTCCTTTCCAAAGTCATTGCGCCGTTAGAATAATGTCTGTCGGGAACCCGACGCAAGGGATGCTCGATCACAATTCGACACGCAAAAAGTCGCTACCTTTCAGTGCGTTATTATTGTCAGAGGCAGCTCTTTGTTTAAGGCGGGCGGTCGCGTGAGCAGATCCTGCCAACGGTCGGGATAAATACTCGCCCTGAATCGCTCGCCGATATGAATAAACTCCACGTAGGATTTTCCAAAACAATAGAGCCTCCGAAAGGCGGCTACCTTTTGATGGATGACGAGGTGCGGGACGTGCCGCGGGCGCGCATTTTCGACCCCCTCAAGCACTGCCTGAACCCGCTCACAAACATCGACTACAAAAAGGCTAGGGAGCTGGCGGACGCGCTCTACACCGCGTCCCCCCAGGGCGAGGCCACGCTCACGGTGCGTAACGGAAAGCGGGCGCTGCTCCAGCGGCTTGTGGCATCGGAGCGCCTCGACAAAATCGAGTACGAAAAGGATGACGAGGAGGTGCAGGCGATGATCGACGACCTGCTGGCGTCACCTGTCCTGAAGCGAATGCTCTGCAATCCCACCAATTTCTCCTTCAATCCGCGTTCGGTCATTCTGGCGAGGGTGAACCGGAAGGAGCTGGGGGATTTTGATTCGAAAATAATCGTGTTTCTGCTGTTGTCGCACTACACCGGCCAAGTCGTACTTCCAGACGGCGGGTTCTATCTGAGGGAAGCCCACATAAGTCTCATTCGAGAAGGTCGATTGATCGTCGGCTTAAATCATCTGTCAGAATTATCGCCAAAGATCCGAAATGCAGTTTTGTTGATGGAAGAAAAAAGTGGGCAAGGCGCGACATTCGATGATGCATCGACGCTTGCGCAGTATGCAAAACTAATCCCGAATACGAACGAGTTTAACAGCTTTGTCCACCACGCGATGACCTAGCGGCGGCTCGCCGCCTGCGCTGATTTTCCGCATACTTTTCTTTGTTCTTGTAGTAGTACTCCCTCCCACTTTTTCTGACCGCTTCGCGGTTCCGTTCTTTCCATTCTCTTTTCGCCTTAGCAACCTTGTCTTCATGTTCCAAGGCGTATCGTGTCGCTTGCTCGGCCGCGCATCGACGGCAGGCGCGTCGCGGTAAGACACTCTGAAATAGATTGTCGCCGGCGAGGAGGTGACCCTTCGGGCAGTGGGTTTTGCTGGAATTAATCGCTGTAAAATTGCCGTCGTATTTTGCGTGACAGACTCGGCATAGAATTAGATAGTCTTCGATATTTCTGGTGTATTTCCGGTCGTGCTGTTTTGCGAATTCAAGCCTGTCAGTTGCTGGGCAATGCTCGCATTGCTCCTTTTTGTCTGAATGATACTTCGCCAGCCATAAATGAGCTGCCGCATAACTTACATTGTCCCCTGTCCATGCGGGATGGGCTTCGCCACGCATGATCGGCGGCTTATTCCTCCTATTTATTTCCTTCATATAGCGCTCGCTCGAACGTGCGCCCGCTTGACGGAAGGCGCACACTCGAACGGTCAAGCTAGTAAGAGGTCATTATATCATGGGGCGCGAGGACAATTGGACGGCCTTCAGGCTGTCTCAATTGCCCGCAGCGCCATTAAAAGCGACCTATAGGACGGCCGCCTTGCGGCTGCTCCTATAGAAGCTCTTTTTCCCCTGTCCGTTACCGTCCTTTACGGAGCCGTCCGATAAGCCGATTGACCGGCCTCCGCGCACGGGTGAGCGGGACATATTTCAGACAGGCGCACTGACGGCAGGACCCGCGGAGGCGGCGGGGGTGGACATCGGCGCAGATGTGCTGGCCGCGCTGCGGTGGCTTTGTGAGGGCGAGGGAGCAGGGCGGGATCGTCCAATTATGATCGACGCCGGCGTGGTCGCAGGAGGAGCAGGGGGGCATAGCCTTATTTCATAAACGCGACCCAATGCGTCTTCGATGCTTTGCCGGAGGGGTGTCCGAACAGCGGCCGATAAGAGGTTAATGCGAGCACCTCCCGTAGCAGGATGTCGGTCTCGTTCCACTTGAAAATCAGCACGCCTCCGGCTTTGAGGACGCGGAAGCACTCGGATAAGCCGGCCCGAATGTCCTCGGGCCAATTCTTCCTATCTAGCTCGCCATATTTCTCCGCCATCCATGATCGTTTCCCGCCACGTTTAATAATGTGTGGTGGGTCAAATACGATCAGTGAAAAATGATTGTCCGGAAGGTCGAGCCTTCTGAAGTCCATCAACATATCCGGCGCTACCGTGATGGTCGCGCCATTAGTCTGCAATGTCGGCGGAAGCGTGCGATTATCGAGATAAAGGGTGTCAGGATGCTTCTTATCAAACCAGAACATGCGGCTGCCACAACATACGTCGAGGATGCGCTTATCATTCAGCTTCATACCTTCAGGAGGTGAGGGTGCTCGTAAATATTGCCGATGACTTCAACGCGCTCCGGCTTCGGGCCTGACGGGAAGTAGTAGTCGAGGTCTTTGAAGCGTGCGTAGAACGATGCTCGTATACCGTCCCACCGAACTTCGCCATTTTCCACATTAGCGAACGTATTGAGCGTGATAAGATCCCCCTCAAAAATCTCCTTGCCGTTCTTATCTTTGAGGCCCGTAAACTGACACAAAACAAAGTCTTCGTTGTGATTGGTTATAAGAGAGCCATCTGTGCCCATTCCCAGAGCGTGGCGCTCCCACTGCCTTTTCTCTTTATTCCAGACCCTGAATTTAATAACCCGCCCCGTTTCCTTCTTCTCCATAAATGTCTCCGACGTACACCGTCCCCGCTTGCAAGTAGGGACGGAACACGGCGTGCAAGCTGATATAGGTGAATTGTACCATGCCGGCATGGTGCTGCATCTGTACATGGCTGCTGAATTGTGTGCTGGAGCGGAGCGAATTAAGCGGCCTTTTTCCTCTGCTTTTCGATGCCCTTTTGGCGGATGCTTTTCATGTGCGCTCGAAAGCAATCTTCCCCCAGCTTCTCCCGTAATGATCTCGCCCCGAGTGAGCCTATTTCTGCGGCGAGCTTCGACGCCCGTCGCGGATTTTCACGGGCGGCAATTAGGATGCTTCGCGGAGAGTGCCAGCGGCGAGGTCTGCCCTCTGGAATTATCGTGGGTAAATGGTGAGCCTCGGCGTGATGCTTTGTGCAGAGCCAGCGCACGTCCAAGGGCTTGGAATAGTCAGGGTGGTGCGCCTGAATTGGGACATTTTCGCACCCAAATTCGCAGCGGGCAGGGCGAGTAATAACGCCTTTCTTTATGGCGTAGATTACCGCACGCCGTGCCTTTTGCTTCTTCTGGTTCTTCGCATTGTATTTGCGGCGGGAATTGTCATAAGCCTTGCGACCTTCGGGGGTAGCTAGGCGTCTGGCGCGGCGCTCTCGCTCACAATCCTTGCAAGCCCACTTAATGACACCGCGCTGGTGGCCGCTTCGGTATACCTGTGCCCTGTCCTTGGTCTTCCCGCAGTATTTGCATCTGTACATAGCCTACATTGTAACATGACCGTTTTTGCCCCCTCACTGCCCGTCTGCGCTCAGCGCGACCTTCCACATGGTATTGAGAACGGCAAAAAGGACAAGCTCAGGGACACGGACAAGCTCGGCGCTGCGGACTATCGTGACGCCGACCGAAGGGAGGTGTTCGATAGCCCGTAAAGCGATCGAGCTTGTCCGGGGATGGTGTTGTGAGGCGATGAGCCTCGTGCGTGTAAAAGAATAGATAGAATAGGTATAGACCATGTGGAAGGTCGCGCTGATAAGCGCGGGCATGTGATGGGGGAATAGCAGTAGGTATAAGGCGTTAGCCGCTACTGCGTACTGACACCAATAGCGACACGGGATCGGTACTGGGAACGGTACGGGGCGTCGGTACGTTACCTGGGTAGCGAGCATCAAATCGTGAGTTGACCGTCCGCGAAATTCACTGAAAGGTGGCGGAGGGACTGGGTGGGTTATGAGAATTAAAGCGATCAACGATGAGGCCGAGCGGCTTGTTCGCGAGCACGGCACTGGCGCCGCCGCGATAGCGCTTAAGGCGATGGCGCGGGCGAGGCGGAGCCGAAATCTCAGGATGGAGCAGTATATGGGAAAGGTGGCGGTAGCCGCCGCCCGAATTGCCGTCGATCCAGCGCCTCGGCTATCCCCACCCCGCTCATAATTGCTTCATGCGGTGTGGTACATTGTTGATATGCAAAGGTTGAATGTAGAATGCTCTTTGTGCGGCCAGCAGACTGGCTTCACAGCGAGCATTCAACCTGCCGGAAAGGCCGTCCAGTAATGGGCGGCTGTTTTCGTTTTGCATATTGATCTTCGACAGAGAAACCGCGGTTGTTAGGGGCGTACGCGCAAAACAATGCCTCTGCTAAAACGAGATGGTTGGTTCGGAGCGAAGCGGATAATTCCACGTCAAAATGTACGAAATCCGCGTCTACCGAAAGGTAGGCAAATCGAAATTCCGCACCGCCACGATTAAAAATCCAAGCACGCTTGGTATCGTCGGTTGGTGCCGGTTGTGGTTCACGATTAGGGGCAATTGGTCAGTGAGGGTGAGCGTTTAAAAGCAGATGCCGCTTCGCTCCCAGCCAATCATCACAAGGCACACAGGGGTATAGATGCGAAAGCTGGGAAAAAGAGAACGGGCCTCTCCCAGCCCTCTGATCTAGGTCTCTGTGTGTTTCAAGAAGCACTCACAGCCACCCGAAGGGGAGTGGCCCGGCTTCACCAATCCTCTGTCCAAATAGCTGACCCTCACCCCTGCCGATCTAGGGGTGGCCCGTTATTGCCTGAGGGAAACCCTGTGGACAGCGGTGGACAGCCCCATTTGAGCTCCACAACTAATCGTAGAGGCCTAACCTAGTTGCAGCGATTCGGGAGGAAAGCTCATGGCGCCGCCGTACATCAATGCGACAGGTCTCGTTACAAAGGTTTTTGAAAAGATTATTGAGGCGCAGCAACCGGAGCGCTTCACGCAAGACTTTTTAGGTACAAAGCTCGGGATGGCAAGCGGATCAGCGAAGCCGATAATTCCATTGTTAAAGCGACTGGGTTTCGTCGGCAGCGATGGAACGCCTACTTCGCTCTATTCCCAATTTCGTAATCCGGACACCCGTGGGGAGGCAATGGCTCAAGCCCTACGAATTGGATATAGAGACATTTATGAGCGAAATGATTTCGCCCACGATTTAAACAAAGACAAATTCAAAAATTTGATAGTCGAAATGACAGGTGCCTCGCCTGACGACGGTGTAGTTAGAGCAGTCGTCAATACGTTTCAAAATCTGAAGACTTTTGCAACTTACGACAAGAATATCCCGGAGACAAAAGCACTGGAAAGGTTGCCACCCCCTGCGGTCGACGAAGCTCCTCCTCGGGAGGGCGGACGGCAGGAGCGCCTTCAATCCGGACTCAATTTATCTTACACGATAAATCTAAACCTCCCAGAAACCTCGGACATCGAAGTCTTCAATGCTATTTTCAGAAGCCTGAAAGAGCATTTGCTCAAAGGGTAGTTGCATGGACCATACTATAAAATATTTCGGCCTCAATAATCTTGCTCTCGACACAGACTTGGCTCGTGTTGAAAGAGAATTAAAAATTGAATTGAGGTCTAGGGAGCATCCTGAAGGTTCCGATGATTACTACCCTCAGGTGCCTGCACAGATTCGGCGGGAAGCCGCAGCGATGGCAGAGCATTATGAGCTGTTTTATTGTTTAGAGGTGTCTATTCGTGACTTGATACGGTCGACCCTGATGGAGGCCGAGCCAGTTGAATGGTGGACCAAACTGGTACCGCAATTCGTTCGGGAGAATGCGGAAAAAAATCAAACCCGTGAAGTCCAAGCGGGGGTGACGCCTCGATCCACGGACATGTTGAGCTATACAAACTTTGGCGAATTGAACGAGATTATAAAGATCAATTCAAAACTGTTTGGCGAAACCTTCACCGATCCAAAAGCCGTTGAAGTGACCCTTTCGCGTCTCAATACGCTCCGGGCGCCGATAGCGCATTGCTCTCAACTTGCCGAAGATGAAGTTGTCCGACTCAGGCTCAGCCTGCGAGACTGGTTTCGGCTGATGGAATAGACAGAAGTCCATCAAGGTTGTTCGGCCAATCGGCGCTTGCGCCTTGTAGTGCCCTCCACCCATCCAAAGAACGTAGAGGTGAAATAAGAAAGGGCCCCGAAGGGCCCTTTCGCTTTAGCGGCTGTTGGTAGGTGCGGAACTAGCAGGTGGCGGCGAGGTCGCACCCGTACCTGTGGTCGATGCCGGCGGGTTTACGCGGGCCGGCGAGCTGACCGTCATTTCACTTGAATTTGATGCGGTATCGTTCGTGACGCGGCTCGAATACAGAAAACCGGCCACGATAAGGAGGGCGATCACGACGGCCCCCATGAAGAATGGCCGTAAGCCCGCATCGGCCCTCACGCGCCTTCTGGCCTCCATCGGAGAATCAGCAACCGAACGAAGAGGATCGTCGTTGTCGTAGGTCATGGCTTTCTCCATGTTCCCCCGTAGCCCAATAACTGTGCAGGCGGCCTAGGGTTCCCCGCCACTCCTACCTCACGGTCAGGGCGATCCCGAATCATGCGATCAGCAGGGTTATCGCCAGAACGGCCCTCATTTGCCAGCGAAGGGCTCTGTTGCCTCTCCTTTATTCGAAAAGTAGAACGCAAAAGCGGATGTCGCGAGGAGCATAAAATTGTTCTGGTCCAGCTTCCCGAGGAAGAAGGCAACGCAGGCTGATAAAGCGAGCCCGATAAAGACTATTTTGCTCGCTGAGCTGATGATTTTTCCCATAATGAGTTGACTATTGATAAGACGGGTTCTGCCCGTCGCCCTCGCTCGTGTCGAAACTCCGGGTCGAGCGGAGCCGCGAGGGAAGGCGTCAGGAGGAACGAAACTTCGGTAATTTCAGATACTGTAATGCGTTCTTCAGTGCCGTGATGCCGCCGCCGAAATCACCGTCCGCTTTACCGTCATTCGGAGTCGGGTCGGAAATAAATGGAAGCGGGTCGGTCGAATTCTGCATCGGGTTCGTCCAGCGCGGCACGAAAGCGCCATTTTTCAGAATGTGCTCGTACAGGCCGAAGTGAAGATGGGTGCCTTTGCCGGCGGGCGCGTTGCCCCAATACGCGGTGCCGCCCGAGATCACGAAGCCCGTATTTCCCATGTAGCCGATTAAATCGCCCTGTTTTACTCGTTGACCGAGCTTGACGGTCATTTCATCGAAGTGGGCGTAGCTGGTGACGATGCAGGACGGCACGCCGTTGAGGTCAAGCGTGTCCGACTGAATCCACATGCACAGGCCGCCAAGCGTGATGCGGTCGGTCTTGATGTTCTGAACGAAGCCGTCATGGGCTGCGACGATCGGGGTGCGGTGGGCCCCTGCGATGTCTATCCCGGAATGCCCTCCAAGGAATTTGTGGAGGTCGTCCGTGTGGCCGAAAGCCTTTGAGTAAAGGGCTGGGGATTCAGCCCAACGCTGCCGCACGTCACCTTTTGGCCATTTCCCTAGCGTGGCTGTTGGCACAGGGCTATTGAGAGCTTCGAGGAAGGCGTTGTGGTTCATACACTCGTCATTTTAACACAAGCACGAGCAATGCACCGATCACTGCTGTAAGCATCAGACCTGTGCATCCGTAAACGAGCGCCTTGACCGGCCAAAATTCAGCGCGTGTGACGAATTCCTTTTCCCGATTATCGAGACGGATGACTAGGTCGCTTAACCGCTGGTCCACTCGGATCAGTAAGTCGTGGTCGCTTTGATATTCAGAGACTGGGTCCATATGTTCTTGAATAATAACCTACGAATATGTAGCAGGGACGCCTAATCCACCGTTTCCGATGTCGCTGATCTCTCGGCTCTGTCGCGCCTGCACGTCCACCAATCCGCTTTTCCCGAGCTCTACCTCGATCTCGACGGAGTCGAGCCGGTACGCCACGCGGGTGATGAGCATGTTGTCGCGGAACATGTCAGTGAGTGTTGAGCTGAAGCCGACGAAGGAGCATGTGTCGCCTGGCTGAATGCTCTCGATGTCGTAACCTTTCAACCTGTCGGCATTGTCCAGAATGGTGCAGATTACCTTGGTTTCGGGGTCTTTGTTCTCGGCAAGGAATTTGGCGCCCATTTCATCCGCCGCGTCCTCATCGGCGATGCCGTAGTCGTTCAAGGCTTCGGCGCGGCGTCCGTATGTCGCAATCGAGAGGTCGTCTTTGTACTGCTTGTGCAGCGATGCGCCGTCCCAAAGGAGCATCACGTTACGCACCTTCTCCATGCTCTGCTCGACACGCACGGACCTGAAGTGCTTTCCGAAGATAAAGGTGTGGGTGGGGATGGCGGGCTTTTGCCGGAAGGTGATCCGGCCGTTCTCATCCGCGTACCAATAGACCCCCTCGGGCGCAAAAGACTTCAGGGAGTCGAGCGCTTGGCGATAGGTTTTGCGCTGGAAGGTGTAGGTGATGTCCGTGCCTGTGTTCGGGATTTCGCTCGTGCCGTTGTAGTACAGCTTCGGCGAAGCAGTTTCCGCTCGGTACCGATCGATCACGCTGCGGAAGAGGAGGCCAACGTCAGCCGCGGCTTGGGACCCTGATGAGGTCGTAAGGCCGGTGCTCGCGTGCGAATAGAGAGTGGTCTGACTGCCCGACTTCAGGATGTCGTTTGCGAGGAGAGTGTAGTAGCCGAGGAGGTGGACCTGCAGGGTTTCCTTGGGCCCATCAACAGCCCGCTCGATCAGCGAAATGTATCCGCGGTAAATGCGCCGACCGCTTCCCGCATCTGACCCCGTACCGCTTTCCGCGTCGTAGACAATTATCTCCACGTCGTTCCCGACCGCCACATCGTTTCCGTCATAGTCAAATGGCACCGCAAGAGACAGGACGCATTCGCCGGGGCCGGCGTTGATTTGCTTGGCGAAGCCCTGAAAGCCGAACCCGTGCCAGTAAGTGATCGGTTGACCGTCTTTGTCTGACACCAGTGCCGTGAGTTTCTTCCTTGTGAAACTCATAGATACAGTTTGCGGTACTCAATCGTGTGTTCCGCGGTGAGGCTTTCCGGTGCGCCGCCGTACCGCACGCGAAACATCAAGTCCGTTTTGGGTGAATAGTCGAACCATGTGCTGCCCGCGTCTGCTGAGTTGCGCGCTGAACCACGGGGATAGGAACCCGGGGTGAGAAAGCCGAGGTGGTAACGGTTGCTACCGTCTACACTGGCGGCACTTATCACGATCCAATAGCGGGTATTCGCAGCAAGCGCGAAAGGCGCAACGGTATACAGGTCGACGTAGGCGAGCGAGGTCCCAAAGGTGGAGGCAGAAAAGGAACGCGTGGCAGCTGCATCGACGAGAGTGCCGGACGGAGCCCCGTTGTTATCGGTTTCTATCCTGAATGTCAGGTTGCCGGGTGAGGCCACCTTGCGGATTGCGAGGGTAACACCTTGAAATGTGCTGTCTGGGGAAGGGACCATGAAGCTCTGAGCGAAGCGCTTGTTTGTGTTGGTCAAGCTGTCGTCCTGCGTCATCTCCGTGGTGTCGTCATCATGGCTCTTCTGATTGACTAGTCCTCCGAAGCGAACGCCGATGTTGTTCGCTCCAATTGCGAGACGAGGAAATACGCCGCTAAACGGCATAGGCTTCATAACATTGTCGACCATGTCGCCTCGGACGGTCTTGGCCTCAAAGTCTATTTCGATATCGATATCCGGATCGCCGGCTCCCCACGCTCCGGGATAGGTGGCGACAAGGCGTTCGCCTGTGGTCATGTTCCGATACTCAAATCCTTTAACGGTATTGGCGCCGGGAATTACTATGGTGGCGACCGGCCGAGGTGGCCTGCTTCCTGCGAGCGTAAAGGTCGTTTCAGCATACGTCTCTGTCGCTGGATCGAAGGAAATATCAGCCTCGTCCGCGTCGGCGGGCGTTGTTGTAACGGAATCGCGGCCCTCGCCGGAGAGGACCGCAAATTCCGCGCTCCACGGCACTATGCTCAGGTGGTAGTGATCGCGGTCAAACTCGTGGCGCGCGCACGTGGCGACGTACTCTCGCGTTGCTCCTGCGAATGCAATGGCGAGAACCTTCTCCGGACGGGAGAATAACTCCTTGAAGGCGTCCATCTTGGCTTCTAGGTCGTTCTGTGAGCTGCCCTTCAGGACGCCTTGCAGGCGGACCGTCTTTGGCCCGTAGTGCTCGGATATCAGAACCTCTCCATCCTCGCGTGCGAGGGGCAGGGTCGAAAGGTTTCGGTCGCCGACGCTCTCGTGCTTCACGAAGCGGGGACCATAGGTGGTCGTTACGAGCTCCGTTCCGTCGAAGGTAATCATACGTCTAGTATATCAGCGGCCTGCCACCAAACTGAGGGTCGTGTCTCTGTTGAGCTGCTGGACAGTCTGCCGGATGATCCGCGCGATACCCTCGTCGCCGGCTACGGCATCATTGAAATTCACGTTGAGGACGATCTGCTGGCCGAATTCTTCGCGCTTGGCGATGCTCCGGCTCATGATGTCTTCGACTTCGCGGCTGAAGTCGGTCAGACCCGCGCGCCTGCGAGCCTCGGCTGTCTGGGGACCAAGCTGACTTTCGATGGTTCGAGCCCCCTCCAGAGCACCGTGTTCGCGGAACAGGTCGCCTTTCAGCTCCTGTATGCGATTATTGTTGCGGTCGGTGCCGGTCTTGGCTTCCTCGTCCGCCAATTCCTTCTGTATTTTTGCGACCTTCTGCTCCTGCTCCACGAAGGCAGTCGCGAGGTTCTGCGTGTCGCCTTCCAGCGACTTGCGGAAGTCGTCTAGCTCCATACGGGTCGTCTGGATCGCCCTGCGCGTCTGATCGATCTTCTTCGCGGCTGCCTCTGCCTCCTTTGCCGTGGCTTGATATGCGGCAGGACCGGCCTTTCCAAGCACCTTGGCCTCCATATTCAAGTCGTCCCATGAGGCCAGTACGCTGTCGTTCCGGTCCTTCAGGTTCATGTAGAAGTCGGAGGTGAGGGAGATGTTCTCCTTGGTGCCCTCTCTGAAGTCGGTGAAGAACTGATCCGTGTCTTTGCCGAACCATTTCATCACGGTCGAAACTCCCGAGAGCTTCGCCTGCGCCTGAAGTGCATAGGACGATAGGGCGACGATAGAGCCGGCGACGACATGAATGCCAGCAGCGGTCGCAGCGGCAAATTCTCCTATTGACGCAAAGGTCCTGAAAACAACCTTGCCGACATTGGCCACACGTCCCATGCCGGCAGTGGTGTCCTCGAAGGCACCGAACAGGTTGTTAAGGGCGGGTACAAGGCCGGAGCCGATGTCCTTTTTCAGGTCTTCGGTATTCTGGCGCAGGGTGTACATGCTTCCGGCGCTCTCACGTTGGGATCTGTTCAAGCCGCCGTACGTGCTGGAGAGGATCTCGGTGAGGGTAGCGACCTTCTGGGTTTCGGTGCCGGTCTTCAGCAATTCGGCCTGATACTCATTGAAAATAAAGCCTTGCTTCGAAAGGGCTCCGGTCTGCCCCTGCAGCACCTTGCCGAGCCCGTTGGCGAGCCCGATCATGTCTTCTGTCGTTGCGTTTACCCCGCGTTCCGCCACGACCATGTCGAGGAAAGCGGGAATAAGCCGCTCTACCGATTCCGCCTGAAGGTCGAATGTCGCAAGCGTACCCTGAGCCGCCATGATGGCTTCTTCACTGACCACGCCAACCTTGTCCAAAGCTTCTGCCTGAGCGAGCAGGGACCGAATGCTGTCGTCCGACGCATCGGTAGACTGTTTGAAAATGTGAATGAGGCGGTTCTGCGTTTCGGCGTGCTTCTCGTGGCGTGCGATCGATTCGGTGATGGTGCCGGAGAGGAAACGAAAGCCGGTGCGGAGGGCGTCCACAGCGATGGTGCCAACGGCAAAGCCGCCTGCGAGACGGCCGATAGAGGTCTGAACCTTGGCTATGTCTTTGCTGGCGTCGTCCCGTGCCTTGATCGTTACGCGCAGTTCTTGGTCGTTCCCGCCGAAGAGAGCCATATAGCGTTATTGTACACCGCTCTCTGGGCTACCTTTCTTCCTGTCGACGATCAGCTTCTCAATCGCCAGCTCGGTGAACCAGTGCGGCTGGGACATGTAATCTTGGTAGGTCCACTTATAAAGTTCGCAAATCTCGAGAATGAGGAGGTCGCCGCTTAATCGACCATTCGTAATGTATCCAATGAGGGCGTCTCTGATTTTTTTTTACCCTCAGTAATAAGGCTGACCTCTTCGACGACCTGTTTGAATTCGGAGAGGGGAAGGGAAAGGACTGCGTCGGCGATGCCGTCCGTGTTTCCGTCTATGGAGACCACCACGAGTTCGTAGGCCTTGCGCTCGGCTTCAAACGCCACAGAGCCGTCGTCTTTTTTGAGGCCGTTGATGTAAATCTGCCGAATCTGCCAGTTCTCTGCGCCGGTGATGTACTCTTTGAGAATCAGGACGTGTCCCCCGCTGGTCGTAAATTCGCGCGTCGGTCGGTTCTCCATATTATGCGTAGCTTGCGGTGTCGTTCACCACGATCACCTGAACCTTAATCGGACGATTTGAGCGCAGTAGCGTTGAAATTCCTTGAGCGAGCGCGATCCCTTTGTCGTGTTGCATTGATAGCATAGTATCATAACGTTTTGCTTGGAGATCAGCTTGCCGTTGTGGATACGGTCGAGCGATGGGCTGACTGATACTATTCGTGGGCTGTTCGGATCACGGGTCCATCGCAGTTCGCGATTGCAGAGCGGACAGCTTGTGGCTTTTATGGCGAGCTCGGTGAGCTGGTCGACCGTGAGCGATACGGTGTACTTAACTCTGTGATGCCGCAGCGTCTGAATTGCCCACCACCTGTGTCGGCGCTGGTCCCAGTACGCTTGGCTCATTGCTCTATGTTTGACGGCGTTCTTTCTATGGTACTGCCGACTGACTTCCGATGAGCATTTCCGGCACCACGAGTATAGGCCGTCTTTATTTTTTATGTTTTTGGCGAAGTCGCCTAGTGGCTTCGTCACGCGGCATTTGCCGCACGCTTTGTCCATTGCATGATTCTAACACACAATCTGTAACTAGGCGTAGCTAGCGGTATCGTTGACAACAACCACTTGCACCTCTTTATCCGTGCTTTCGTACTCCACTTCGAATTCCTGTGTGATGATCGTGAGGCCGTCGAGCTGGTATTGCTTCGGTTCGCCAGTCAGGACGAGGCGCCCGAGCTTGATAGTGATGCTCTCAGGGGTCGTTCCGCCGCCTGTTACAGGGCCGGTGAAGGTCACGATGCACGCATTCTTCGTGTTCGCCTTGTATTTATCCAGTTCCGCGGTGCTCTCGAAATGCAGGGAATACGAGCCCGTTGCCTGAAAGCGGCCCGCCACGAAGCCACCGGCTGCGGGCTGGTTGCTGCCGGAGAGGAAGGCCTCTTCCAGAAGCACGTTGTTGTTGATGCTGAGATTGAAGGATTTGAGCGGGGTAGCGCTGTTGCCGGCCGCGTTTGAAAGCGATGTGCCGAATTTTACGGTCATCTGATGATAGGCGTATTCGTTCTCCTGACTGAACGCCTCCGTCACGGTGCCTGTGTCTGGGAAGCCGCCGAGCATCTGCGCGGTCATGCGCGCGTAGCTGTCGGACACAGCGAGATCGAGCGTGTTCACGACACAGTTGGCGTAGCGTTCCGTCACGATACCGCCGTCCTCCACGATGACCGTAGCGGTCTTCATGGACGCATTGGCGTTCTGCACCGAGAAAGTGTGGGCGTATGTGCCGTCCGTGACGCTGCCGGTCGATTTAGAGCCGAGGCCGAGATAGAAGAAGGGCGCTGCAATATCGCCGTTCGGAACGAACCCGATGGCCCCGCGTGAGAAGCGGCGCTTTATCATGCTGTCTGAAGACATGTTGCGCACGCCCCGCTGCGACGTGAGCATTTCTTTTTCAGATACGCCCTGAAGCGAGAATTCGGACCATTTTGGATAGTGGGTAGCGGCTACCGGAGTGCCGGGGGTTGTCTCTATTCCGATGCCGACGTTGGTCTGTGTTCCAGAAACTTTTGCCATAGATTATTGGCTAGCGGCTAAATTCTTCTTCTCTTTTGATTTTGAAATAGCTGGATGCGCGAGGATGATGGCTTGTGCGTTTTTGTCCGCGGGCAACTCGCGCGTATCCCCTGCGGTGATGCCCCAATTCAGCTTCGGGAAATCTACGGATTTGCGCGAGGTGACGAATGTCATATGCGTTCATTCTACCTTACTTGATGCATCGAAGCGACGATATCCACACGTGCCTCTATGGACCACGCCTCCGGCGATCGATCTCGCAAGGTCAGCCCATAGTCGACGACCGTCTGCGCGCCAAGGTCAGTTCGTAAACCGTGCTCTGCATTGACGAGCAGATTGCCTCGCAGAATGCCGAGTAGGGAGTCCTCTTTGAGGGTGAAGTCGGCATTGCGGCCCTCGACGAGGTCGTAGAGTAGGCCAACGCCGGCAACGACGGCGCTGTCGTCTGAAGACAGGTCCTTTCGCACGTCAGCGATGATCGTGATCGAGAGCGCGATACCGTGCTCGTCCTCTGCGTTGCTCGCGGGCGCGACGCGCGTCTGGCGCTTTGAGATGATGGCGCAGGGGAAGTTCGACGAAGGGATGCGGATAGGCTCTCCCTGATAGAACTCTTTAATCGCGCTGGTGTGTGCCTTGATGAGGCTTATGTACGCGCTGATGACGGGATCTGCGTAGGTCATGGTCTATGAAGTGAGACTTGTATGTGCTCCTGAAAGTAGCGGACGATCTGCTCGCGCTGGGAGTGGTAGATTTTCATCATGACGCGACGGGGCAGGGTGGATGAGCGCGCCGCCCGTGACTGGTGGTATTTGAAATAGGCGGCCTCGTTGTAGATGACAGCCTGGTCGGATGAGACGATGGTTTGGAAGCTTGCGCGCATGTTGCCCGTGGCAATGAGCGGCCTCGTCTGCTGGTAGGTGCGGGCTTTCTGCGCGACCGTGGCAGGGGAGAGCCGCTTCCATCGCTCGCCAATGGCTTTTCCCTCCGTCTCGAATACGTCGCGGGTGAAGACGCCCTTCAGGTAGGTGGCCGAGTCGGTAAAAGGCCTCGTGTAGTCCTTCAAACCGCTTTCCAAGCCGATCAGCCGGCGGGAGATGTTCTTTTCTCCTTCGATTTTCCATACGAGGTGTAGTGACATTGAAGGTAAGGAGCAGCTATCTGCTATAATTGCATTATATGGCAAGGCCTGGCACCGGCATAGTGGTGCGTTGTAATAACTGTGAAAAGCCGAAGCGAGTGTCACCGTCTCGGCTAGCAAGAAGGAAGAGGCAATACTGCGGTAAAGGATGCTATCTTCAATGGCTCCGCACTAATCGTAGTAAGATCAATTCACATCTAAAGCGCCGTGTTCGCCTAAAGTGTCTCCACTGCAAATCCGAGTTTGAGGTTCACGCGTATAGAAAAGAAACAGCCAGATATTGTAGCTATTCGTGCAATGGAAAGGCGCACAATGGAGAGCGCGCCTCAAACTGGCGTGGCGGTGTAACCCCACAACACCGCGTAATACGCGCTAGTGTGCGAATGCGTTGTTGGCGCGAGGCCGTGTTCATTCGCGATAATTATACCTGTCAAAAGTGCAGGGCACGCGGCCGGCGGCTGAACGCAGATCATATTAAGTCTTTTGCACAATTTCCGCACTTAAGGTTCGCCGTCTCAAATGGCCGAACTCTTTGCGAAACGTGTCATCGAAGAACACCAAACTTCGGACGGAGGGCAGTTATAAGCTAATAACGGTCGTTCATCGTGAAATGAGCGTCGTCCACGTCGCCGGCGTTGGGATAGCCGTCCAGAGTGTCGGTCTTTGAGTGGCGGATAAGCTCCGTGCCATCGGCCCCTATAAGGAGCTGCGTGCCGGTCCTGAGGGCCTTCAGGAGCGCACGGGCCTCGCCCAGCCACTTGGCTCCCTGTCCCTCAGAGCCAAACTCCTCATAGTCGATGTATCCGGCCGCCAGCAGTTCGGCGATCTGCCCCAGCAACGGGGGCGTCTCAGTGAGTGGCAGGACGTAGCGGGCAGACAGGACGCTGTTGATCTCGTTCTCGGCCTGCTTGCGCTTCGTCTCGATGCGGAGGTCGGAATAGCGCGGGTTACCGGCAAGACCGGCGTGCTTGCGGATGCCCCAGAGCGAGGTATAGCGGCTGCTCTCGTCGCCCGAGACAGCCACGGCCTCTTCAAGGTCGGTTTCCTCTTCCGTCGTGCTTTTGAAATAGGTGGCTTTGAAGAAGCTGTATGTGCTGCCGCTGTATTCGAGGGTCGTTCCCTGCGGATCATCAACCGATATGTCCCTTGGTGAGCCGTCACTGGTCAGCTCGGTGTAGGAGCCGGCCGCACTCGTAGCGCCATAGAATTTGCGCTGGTTGAAGCGATAGACGACGAAGGGCTCGCCCGCCTGATGGTTGAACTTCAACGCGGCGACCGTGATGGTGTTCGTCGCCACGCCCGTGACAGTGCACAGCTCGGCGAGCTCGCTGCCTTCGTAGCCGAAGACAACGAAATTTCCCACGGCGACCCCCTCCGCGCTTTCCACGGGGACCACGACGCTTTCGGCTGCGCCTATTCCATCACGTAGCCGGCCGCGTTCTCCCTTGATGAAATCTTCGGTGATGGCGACAAGAACTTTCATAGAATGATTTTGCGTTTGGTCGTGCTCAACGGCACTACGTCACCCCTCGATTGTAACATGACCCGATTTGAGCGAGAGCTGAGCACAACGATACCCTTTTTGTATTTAGCTGCGCCCGCGAGGACTGCTGGTGACGGTGCGCTGACGGTGAAGGTGCTGGGTAGCGGGTATAGCGTTGCCCCGTACCACACTGCCCTCGAAGGTGAGCTGAAGCTTGCTGACAGCGGGCTGGGTTCCAGCACCTGATCCGTGACGATTGTTGCAGCGGGGACCGCTCCGTTAGCGGCAACCGCCTGCGCCACGAGCACGGTATCTGTTGTGATGCTTGCCGTTGCCGATGAGAACGCCGCGCCGACCGTTGACGTCTGGACTGTCACGCCCGTGCTTTGAGAGCTTGCGGGGTTCGAAAGTGTGAGGCTCAGCACGTCGGGCTGGATGGACACGTCGGGTGTCAGGATGACGGGAGGAAGGACGGTCCACGTCGCCTGCAGTTCGGTTGCTGGAAAAATCTGTTCGGCGATGACTGTATGAGAAGGGATAGCTGTGCTGATGGTCTGGACCGAGGGGGCTGTAACGAAGTCGGCCTGAACGGCGAAGGGCCCGAGGGATGCCGCTATTCCCTGCGTTTGTGGGGTTACGACCACCTCCGTCCCCTCAACCACTGCCGCGCTCGGGAGCGTCAGTGTTCCGGAAAAAGCGGAGACCTGAATCGTATAGTCGTGAGCTATCGCGGGTGCCTCTGCACTCAAGGTGACGACTTGTGCTGCCGGCTCTATTACCGCCGACCGATCAGCAACTATTGCGGCCGCCGGCAAGCTGAAGGTCCCAAATGCCAAGGACATGGCGGTGCTGTAGTCGAAAGCTACGCCCGGAGCGGTCGGGCTGGCTGAGAGCGCCTGCACCTCTGCGATGACCGTTACGTTCACCTCCACAATGACGGTAGGGGCGGGGGCGGTCGCTGTTGCAGAAGGAGCGCCTGCGCCAGTGGTCACTCCCGCGGACGGTGATGCGATTGCAATGGTCGCCGCGAGAGACAGTGCATTCGGCGTGACCGAAACATTCCGCTGCGCGGCAACCGTTGCGGTCGGGACGCTCGTAGCAGCCGCTATAACGGCCGGCTCAATAACCACGTCAACGTCGACTATGACGGTGACCGCCGGGAGGTTCGCACCAAATCCCAGTGTGGAAGGCACGGCGCTATGGTCATAACTGAGAGTTGCTGCCGGACTGGTGAGGGCGACCGAAAGGGCCGCGGGAGTGATCGTCGCGTTGCTGGTGGTGACGACAGAGTAGCTCGGAGTGGCATAATAGACCGTGATGCGGATGTGGTCGACTTGGAATGTCGCGAACGGCCTCGCAGATTGAATCGAGACGCCAAAGCCGGAAGAATTTATGTCGGTAGGGGTCCACGATTGACCCCAAAGTGCACTACTGCCCCCGGTTGCTGGTATAGATGCGTAAGCCTCAGTGATCGTGATGGCATTCGTCGCGCCGTCGTTGGTGCCAGTTGCGTACTGGACGGCTCCACCTTTGATAATACAGGCGCCCCATGTGGCGGTACCCGATCCGAGCTTGCTTTCGACTTCGACAAGGATTCCTTCGACCGTTGCGCCAGAAGGAATGGCAAAGCCAAAATCCGTCGCCTGCAAATACTGAGTATCCTCCCTGTCCCCTGAGTCAGTGATGGCAATGGCGTATGAATCATCTGATGCCTGAGAGTTGTTTGGATTAGACCAAGCGGAGGGAGAGCCTGTGAGGTCGCCGAATTGGCTCGAAATTGTAGAAGGCGAGTGAGGCCCCTCGCTACCCGATCCAAATGGAAGGGTGATGGTGAGCGTCAGAACGCTTGGCGTGACGGTCGCGTTGATGGCGCTATCAGCGACCCCGCCGTAGGTGACTGAGCCGTACGACGAGGAGGCGTAGAGCATAGGCTAGGCGAGTTTTGCGACGGTGAAGTACGAGTATTGGGTGCCCGCGAATACGTTGAAGTTTGTGTCGCCCGAAGAGGCGTCAATGTGCACTTCATCGCCTTCATTCAAGAAGCGCGTATCTGTAACGTTGACCAGCTTCGAGTTGCCGACTGCCTCATTCTCATTGCGGGCGACCTCTGCGCCTTCGACAAATATGCGGATACGCGCAACTGCCGTATCGTCGAGGGCAGAGAAGAAAAGTTGTGAGTGAATGAGATAGTACCCGTCACTCGGTGCGGTGTAGACGTAGTTTGTAGATGCGTCGTAAAGGCCATCAGGGTCATATGTTTCAGCGTTGAATTGAACCTTAGCGTTATTGGTTGTGATGGCTTGGTTAGAAGAATTGCGGAATGCCCTCACGAAACTGCTTGCTCCACCGCCGCTCGGCATATCGTCATTGATCCCCTTCGCCGTAAGCCCCGCGATCATCTTGTAGGTCTTGCCGCCGGTATTCTTGTTCGTCCCCGTTGTTCCTTCCTGCGCGCGGGTAACGGTGAGTGTATCCGTGCTGCGGGCGGTAACCCGAACGATTTCGACGTTCGGGTCATCGGCCGGGTCGGCGTAGTCGGTGGAATTCCACCACACGACGTTGAAGGGCACGGTCGGGAGCTTTGCCCCGTGCCCTGTCGTCAGGACAATCGATGTAGCCGAAGAATTGTATCCCGTAGATACCGTTACCTTTGCGAAATTCTTGGCATTATCGAGAGCCATAGATTAGTTGAGGTTCAGAATTCCCTCTGCGTTCCACTGGATGGTGAAGTTGCCGTTTGAGGACGACTTATTCTCTCCGAAATCGAGGATCGCGATGAGCGGCGACGTGCTCGGTGTGCCTGTGTCCTTGTAGATCGCCGCGTACCGTGCAGTGATGGTCGAGCCCGACCACGTCACGTCAGCGCCATCGAACACACCCTCGTTGTCGGTGTTGTCCTGAGAAACGGTCTTGCTGCCGATTGCTGCGCCGCCGGCCGTGTAGCCGGTACCGCTCACTTCGTTGGCGCTCACGTCGTCTATGAACTCGTGCGCGTCCTGATCTTGCGTATGGGTGTCGTCGAGGAGCATCACTTTGATGGTGTCGCCATCGAGGTCGATGCCGCCGTTCATGATGTTCTTCTTGAAAGCATTGGGTATAACGTCCGCCATATCGTTTTGATGTTAGTTGTTAAGGGCTAGAGATCTTTTGAAGGATCTACAGGCGGTTTCACGTCTGCCGGTGCTGCCTGCGGTGCCTTACCCTGCTTGCCACGGCCCGACTGGCCGCGCTTCTGGGGAGTCTCCGGCTTTGCCTCTTCTGCCGGTGTCTCCGGTGTGCCGGTAACCGGCGTCACATCGACTGCTTCGGTGCGGACTGGCTCGGGACCGCCGTCAATGGACGGCTCTCCGGTCTCCATTCGCTCCCCACCGACAGAAACCTCAGGGGCTGGGGGCGTCGGGACTTCGGCTTCTGCCGGCGCCTCTGGAGCCTCTACAGGCTCCGTCTGGAGGACATGGGCGAGGAGGCGTGCCTCTGCGTCAGTGAGGTCGATGGTATCGCCGATCCGGTACTTGCGACCATCACGCTTCAGTTTTCCTTTGAGGAAGTATTTCATAGGGTGTCGATTAATCGCTGATAACGTACTCGACGAAGATGTTGGCCTTACCGGCGGTAAGCGCCTGTACAGCGACAGTTGCCGTCAATTCACGGATAGCCGTCGTTTTCACCATCGTTGCAGCGAAGAGAGCCGCGACTTCGAGTGCGCTGTCGTGAGCGGCGTCTGCTCCGAGGTTCGGGAAGCCAATCTTTGAGCCACGAATGCCAGCGTCCCAGACGTTCGAGCTGTCCGAAATCGCGATGGCTGCGACTATGTCTCCTGCGCTTTGCGCGTGTAGAGCGATCGTACCGGCATCCGCACCGGCTGAGGCGAATGTCTCCACGACATCGATCCACGCTCGGGTGATTACTGCCTTGGCGGGCAGGTAGACACCGAGCCCGTGGGCGCCGATCGCCCGCTCACCCGTGTTTGCTGTGGGATCGAAGGTAGCAACAGCCATCTCTTTGACGACCGTTCCCTTTCGCTTTGTGCGGGTGGTCGCAGATGTGTTGCGAAGCCCGTACTCGTTCGCCACAATGCGTCGTCTAATGTTCATAGTGATTTTGTTAGGCCGATAAGCCCGACATTGCTGTCGGGCTTATGACTGGCGATTAAGCGACTGCGTTCTTGAACAAGAAGCCTGCGTCTGCGTTGACGATCTTCTGATCGTAGTAATCATCGCCTACGCGCACGAACTGACCGCGGCGGTCGCGTTCGTCGACGCCATTGAGGCGTTCCACAACACGGTCCTTCCAGCGGTACGTGATACCGAGGGTCTGCATCTTCTGTCCTACGCGAGGAGCAATGTACGCGAGGATCGCGTCGTTGCCCCAGATGCGGGACATGCTGTCCGCCTGACCTTCCTTTGACGTGTTCTGTACGGATGCCCCGACAAGAATGCGGTCAACTCCGAAGAATCGGGCGAGGAGGTCGGTGTTGAGTACCCCGAGCTGCGAATACTTCACGCGCTCGATGATAAGCGGATGGTCCATCAAGGTGTCGATTACGGGCTTGCCGAGAATGAGAGTGTTCGCCTCAAGCTGGATAGCGCCTTCGATCTCCTGCTTTGCCGCTTTGATGTCTGCGACCGGATCGGAATTGTCGTAATCGGACCACTGGCTTGAACCGGCGAGCGTCTCATTATTCGTGAGGACGTTCGTATCGCGAAGGATACCTGCAAGCTCAGCCTCGCGGCCGACGATAAGCTTCTCTGTCACATTCTCTGTCGCATCCTGAAACGGATCGACGCCAACTGCTGCATTCGCCACGTCTTCATCAGCGACGAACTCCTTGAGAGCGTGGTCTTCCGCAAAATACGGCATACCCGTCGTGATGTTGTGCGTGACTTCTTTGGCACGCGCACCCGGTCCACGGCCAGAATCCTCCGGACGGAACTTGGCACGATCATAAATCCAGTGTTTCCCCGTCTGGTTGGTGACGCGAAGCGTCGGGAAGATCGAATCCGCGATGTAGGCGGGGTTCTGGTAGCCGATCGATACCTCTGTGAGGATCGGATCGTTTCCCTGATATCTGTTAGTCATAGATTAGTAGATGAAGTGATTAAGCAGTGTAGAGGTGCTGGATGCCGAGCTGGACTTCGACGAGGTCGCCGTCAGCTCCTGCTGATGTGCCGATGTGGCGGCCGATAACGGTCTGCCCCGGTGTTGTGGTCGCGACAGCCTTGCCGTTGCCATCCGTGGTCACCCACGCACCGACGCCGATTGCGCCTCCGGCCTTTACCTTCGCCACACCGCCGAAGCAGTAGACGGCCTGTTCGCCGGCTGCTGGGGTGTTCTGAAGAACGCCTATGAGGAGGTCGGTTGGGCCCTCCGCGACCTCGATCTTGCCCGTGGCATCGAGCTGGACGATGTAATGCTGCTTGTCGGTCATCGCCTCGCCCGCTTCACGCGAACGAAGGAAGCCGATATTTTCTGTAGCCATAAATGTTGGGAATTAAATTAGGCAGCGGTGCTTTCGCCCAATGCCTGCTCATAAGCTGTCTTTAGTTCCGGCTTCTCTGCGTACACCTCCTTGAGGCCGTCAGAGAATGCGAGCTTGTTGCCGGATGCGATTACCTTCGCATCCACGAGACCCTTGATCTCGCTAAATAGGCTTTCGACTGACCCCTCGGCCGCCTTGCCTGCGTCCCCGATCTCCGAAAACATCTGGGTATTGAGCTTCGGCAGGCCATTAAGGAATGCGCGGAAGTCTTTGCGCTGCGTCTCCGACATGGAGAGCAGCAATCCGACTACAGCGTCCTTATCCTTCGGGAGGATGCGGCTCTCTTTGTTGCCCTCGGCGAATACCAGCTTCTGGACTTCGTCACCGATCTTCATCTTCTCGACTTCGGCGAATGCCTTTGCGCCCTGATTGGCCGCTGTTCGGAGAGCGGTAGCTTCCGCCTCTGACATGGTAATAACCTTGCCCGGTTCGCTCGCAGTAACTGGGGTCTCCGGCGTCTCGGGCGTTGCCGGAGTTTCGGGCGTCTCAGGAGTTGCCGGTGTCTCCGGTTCTCCAATGACCGATCCGAACTCAGTCTTCTGCTCGTCCGTCAGTTCTCCCTTGTTTGCCACGACGAATGCCTTCTCCTCATCGGAGAGGTCGGCAGGCTTCTTGGAAAGAATGTCTTTCAAATTCATATCGTCTGTAAATTGTCTCATAATGTCGGGCTCGCTGAACGCTGCCACCGGCTTCAATTCCTTGAAGTAGGGCTTGTTCGTCGCGGCACCGCCTACCAGCACATGACCGCGTTTTTCGCCGGTCTGTGGGTCTGAATACTCTTCAAAGAACTCGGGGGAGAAGTACTTGAAGGCGCCTCTCTTTAGGAGCTGCTTGCCTTCTTCAGTCCACTCCACAAATCCCCAGAGGCCGTTCACGCCCTTGTCGACTAGGTCTCTAAACCAGCCGATTGCGGGTAGCTCGCCTCCGCTCATACCGTTATCGTGGCCCGCGGTGATTGGGATATCGAGCCGCACCTTGTCATTGAAGTTCTTTACGAACTCCGCGACGTGGGCGGGCGTGATCTCCATCTCGCCGTACACCGGATGACTCCACGCGCCCGTGGGGACGACTTGGATCTCCTGCTGATCCGCAAAAGAGCTGCCTTCTCCGAAGAGTTGGACAAGCGCGACTCGCTGATGGCTATCACGTGCTCCTTGCTTCATGGGTCAATCATACAGCATCGAGCAGCGTCGCTTCAGAGGTTGGGGATAATTAACCTCTTGCCAAACCTCCTGAATGGACCCGCTGTGGATTTAGCGCGATCGTCTGCGTGCTTATGCAGGCTGGCATGGGAGTGATCCCAGAAGCGCATATTGTTTAGCGCGCTTTTTACCATATCCCACGTTACCAGATGCGGTGGCGCGTCTGCCGCTCGTCTCGCGTAGTCGTAGTACGCCGCCACGCCTGCATAAATGGAGGCAGCATCGATCATCGATGTTTCGATTGTACGCTGATGCACGCTACTCATCGTCGGGCCAATATTCTGATTATCTCGAATAATGCCGCGTACGCGCGCGTTGTGGACCTGCACCAATGCCACCGTGTGCTCCAAAACGCTGAGGTCTAGATCGTCCGAATACTCGATAAACTCTGCTAGTCCCGCGAGTGCATCCGAGGGCGGGTCGATGACGAGGTCATTCCTCGCGGTTCCTCTTGGAAGAACGGCACCCTTACACTGCTGTGCAAGAACATCTAACTTTTCGGCAGATCGTTGAGCAAAATCCGTAAGGCTAGATAGCGCTAGAGGTAACAGTGCGCGAACCGACGCTAGTTTGCGCCTACGACGATTTCGTTCGAGCTTTTCAGTATGCGCTATTGTCCGAGAGGTGTTTCGAAATGCGATGTACGCGGCTGTGGATGCAATGGTGGATGCAGTGACGGCCGCTATTATTGTCTGCCACTGGTATATCCAGTTTGCCAGAGTCGGGGGAAGCGGGCCAACGATCGGTAGCCAAGCAACCAATACGACGACCAAGACACAAGCGACTGGAAACCACGGGTCTTTCATGCGCCACCCCCTACATTTTGCCCGCCTTTTCTTACTCTAGGAACGTTTTTTTGTCGCGCTTTTCGGCTGAATCAGGTCATTGACCGCATCCCCAAACCTGTCCCGCAACGTCTTCGGAATGCCGCTGATGCGCGGCAGTTCTTCCTCATCCTTCATGATTGCGACCCAGATGCCTCGACATCCGGAATGGAAGATGGTGTTGCGCCCGAAGTCGTCAGACTTCTCGATGATACGGCCGTCAATCGATTCGCAGTAGTTGCAGGTGCGGGCGTCCAGCAGCTCGGATCGCTGCAGCGCATGTATGTCCTCTGCGTTGCGATCAAATACCGTATCCCGCCCGTGGTTGATGTAGCCGGCCGTGAGGATGCTTGATGCGTCCCGTGTCAGCTTGGTTATAGCTGCGTTGGCAGCGGCGTCCGCAACAGCGAGCGCGGCGACGGTTGAAGCTCCCTTGGCCTGCGCCGCGACGTAGGCGTTCTTACTGTCGGTGACGATCTCGGCAATCTGGGCGTTGGCAATGGCATCAGACTGGATGTCGATACGGCGAAGCACCTCGGCGGGATTGGCAGGGGCATTCACGCCAATCTCCTTGGCCGCGTTGTTCTTGCCGAACTCATAGGCACCCTTCAGGGAATTCTTGATGATGCGGGTGTACTCGTTCTGCACCTTCAGCGTGGCGTCCTTTATGGCCTTGGTGTCGCCGGCATGGGCGGCCTTGGTGAAGCTCGCCATATAGGTCGTGCGCGCCTCCTGTAGGAGCGCCTTGGTATCCGCGTCGAACTGGGCTTCCAGCTCGTCCATCTTGTCATTCAGGCTGTCGAAAGTGACCTTCTTCTCGGCAAAGGTCAGCTTGCGGAACGGTTTAAAGCCCTCTGCGAAGTTTTTTTTTAGTGGGTGGCGGTGCTCGGCCATCTCCTCCGGCTTACCAAAGCTCGGATTGACCGGAGCCGGCTTCTCGCGCTTGCCGGTCTCGTCATATTCGGGAAGGGCCAGTATCTCACGGAAGAAGTCCTCGTCTGCCTCCTGAGCCGTTAGGCCATTGGCGTCGATGAGGGTTTTGTAGCCCTCGGCCAGCGCCTTGACGTCCGTTTTGGTGATGCCCTCGAAGTCGAGGGTCGGATACTTCTTCACATTATTGAAATTGAGGTCGACCAGTTCCTTGATGGCCTGCTTGTTGAAGGCCGTGGCGAAAGAGCGGGCAATACTCTCGATGGACTGAAGGAAGAGGGCAGAATGGTCCTCGGAGAGGGCGCGGGAGCCTCCGGTGCCGCCAGCATCGCTCGAGCCCAGCTCGAGGAACTGAGCGAGGACGGACTTCATGATCTCGCGGTTGTGGTGGGCGATGGACGATTGAGGGTCGCGTGTTGTCTTCGCCATCATGTCCATGAAGGCCACCTCGAAGCCGTCTGGCTCTATGACATAGGCCTGCGAGTTGGCGCGCATATTCTTGAGGATCGTCTCCATCTTCGAGCGGTCACTCTCGGAATAGCCATCGGGGAGCTTCCCCTTTGGTACACCCAAGCCCTGCCGCTCGAAAGCAATGGCATCGATCTTGTAGAACGTGTTCTTGATGAACCAGTGCTTGTAAGCCGGTCGCAGGATGGAAGTACCCCACCAGTTCTCGCCTTCCTTCTCGTTGACGAAGACGACGAGCTTCTCCATAGGGATTTCGACAGGAACACCGTCCGACTTGCTTTGTGTGATGCCTGCCTTACCTCCCGTGATGGCCCACTTGGTGATGGAGCGGGGCGTGCGCGGGGCGAGCTTGCTCCACACGATCTTGGTGCCTCCCTCCATTTCCTGCGCGCCGTACACCTTCTCGAAGGGCATGACGCCGAAGACCAATGACAGAAGCGCCTCTCGAAGGAAGTCGTCGAAGCTGATGTCGTGATGTTTGAAGAGGCACTCCGTAACGAAGTCGGCAATCTTCTGATCTTCGGTGTCTTCGCTGGCCGGCTTGATGAACCACTCGGCTGACCGGATAGGGAGGGTAACTGCAAGCACCGCGGCGCGCACTGTACCGTCCGACTTGCGCATCTCGTCGTAAACGGCAATGCCCTTAACGTCTGCGAGCTTGGCGTTGTATTCTTCGCGGATCACACCATCGAGAATGCGCGTGCCGCTGTCGCCTATCTCGAGACCTTTCTTCGCCTTTGAAGCGGACGGCTTGGGCTCCGCTGCGTTTCGCGTGAAACCGATCTCCACGCCAAAGAATTTCATGCGCTAATCATACACCACGCTAGAACTGCTCCTCCATCAAGCCACCTGTGACTGTGGACGCCTCGCCCGTTCGTTTCTTCTCCTCGGGCAATGACTGCGTCTGTTTGCCGAGCATCCACTTGCGAAGGGCGAGCATGGTGCTGTCCGGAATGTGGTCGTCCTCCTTCACCGGCTTGTCGCTTCCCTTCTGGTATCGGTAGCGCTTGTGCTGCCAGATGGCGGTCTGGTTCGCCCGCAGGATGCGTAGGAGGCGGCGCGAGAAATAGGCGCGGTAGTTGCCGAGCATCACTTCCTTCTCGGTGCCGAGGTTCTTCGATAGCTCTCGCTTCTTGTCGCTCTTCTCATTGGCTGCGACTTGTACCGGTCGGCCGAAAGGCACTTCGATTACGGAGCACCTGAACTGCTGCGCTTCGGGGAGGGCGTTGATAGCCGTCCGGATGGCCGCCCGAAGGTCGGCGTTCTCGAAGGGGTGTGAGGCGTCCGCGTGGATAACGGACATGCGGTATTTAAGGACATCGGACACAATGTCCGAGATGATGACGCCACTACGCACTTGGCTCCACGTACGGCCGCCCAGCTCCACCTTGACGTTGTCCTTGTAGGCCATGAGCGGCGTCCATGAGGTCATTCCTGAGAAGCCCCAGTCCAGCCCTCCCGCACAGTCCGCACCTGTCCGATAGGCGTACTCGCCGTACTCATCAATCACGCAGGCATCCACGTCCTCCGGATCGTTGACCATGCCTTCCGCTGAGGGGCGGGAGCCCATGTACTCGACATCGAAATAGTCGGTGCTGACCTTCTCACGCCACGCCTGAATGATGTTTGAGACGGGTATCCAGCCCTCGGGATCGCCGGTCCTTCCGGCGGCGCGCTCCTTGAGCTTATCGAGGTCGGGTATCTCGCGGCGGAGCTGCGGGTCGTCCCAGATCGCGGGGTCGAATTCGCGGCAAACGTCGAAGCTGTCCCATGACAGGCGTACCCAGCCGAGCTCGTCGGCGCGGTCCCATGTCTCCTGAAAGTACCCAAATATCTTGTGAAAGGTGGATGTCATTACCACGAGGGAGAACGCTGACGTTCCCACCATCGGCATGGCGTCAAGGATGAGCTGGTCCTTCGTCTCGCAGGCTTCGTCGATGTAGAGGTGGTCGGGGTGAGGGCCGCGGACGGCTTTAGGGGACGCTGCGACGGCCTTGAAGTAGTTGCCCTTGTCGCTCTCGGTCTTATTGATGGTGGGTTCGTTCGGCAGCGCTCCTACGATGGTCGGCTGCGCGTAGATGTGGCCGACAAAGTAGTTGTAGACGCCCTGCGCCTGAAGGAGCGAGCCGCCCATGTCCACGATGCTGCGGAGCTGGAGGAACCAGTTCACGAAGCCGAGGGCGCCGAGGATCTTCGACTTACCGCCGCCACGCGGTCCCTTGATGATGAAGCGGGTGGCAAGGCGCCCATTCTGATCCTGCCGCAGCCAAATAAGCGCGAATATCAAACGCAGCTTCTTCGGGAAGCGCATGGTCGGGTCGATGTATCGCAACAGCTTGATGGGCTTGTTGCCATACCGCCGGCGTATGTCCTCGGCGCTACCGAGTGAAGCCGATTTCAGACGCGCCAGTGCTTCGTCGTAGCTCGGCTTCTTCGATGAGCTGGTTGATGATTCCATAGAAATAGTCTTGGCGCTCCTGGGGGAGCGTTGCGATCACAGCAGACAGGTCGCTCTCCCCGAAGGGGAGGCGGCTCACGTCCTGTGACTTGTCGATGATGCGACCGCGCAGCTTATTGTACTCGCGAATGGCGGCGATCTTGGTGGTGTTGTCCACGTCCTGTACCACGAGCTTCGCTAGCTGGCTGTCGACGACAGTGTCCTTTAGAAGTTCGTTGAGGAGCGCGGTTACACGCCCCTGAATTCTATCGTTTTTTAACAACCGTGAGGCCATCACGCCGCAGACATTGTACGCCTTGTCATATTCGCTTGGCTCCATGATCTCTTCACCAAGCTCACCATCCGGCGTTTCACGATACTCCCCAGTAGGGATAGCGTCTCGGGACAACGTATCCAGTTTGTAGTCGTAGGCTTCCGCGTAGGAGAGAGTGGCTGCACCGAACAGTTCTGAGTTCTGCGTGTAGTAGCGGCAGAATAGTTCTTGCTTGGGGTCGAGGATGTCGTTTGTTGTCGAAGCTTTTACCTTCTTGCGATCGCCCATATGCAGCGATTGTATCATGCATCATCTGTGGGTATACGTGGCGAATCACAGGAGAGATTTGATGGCAAAGAAAGTACGAACACGTAAGGCGTGGGAGAAATCCGACATCCGCGAATTGAAAGTTCACTCACGAAGTAAGACGCCTGTCGCAAAGATAGTGAAGGCGATGAAACGAACTGACGGCGCCTTGCGCCAAATGGCGTTCAAGCTCGGAATTTCTCTCGGCCATCAGCGCTAGAGCCTGATGAGCAATGCCTTAAGCATTGTGACGACTGCACCGAGCGTAGCTTGTAGAGAGCTGAAGCTCATTTCCAGCGCAGCGACGCGTCCCTCCAATGTGGACGATGGTGTCGTCCCATTGGACTGGCCCTGTGTCCTGAGTTGAGCGTTCTCATTTCGCAGCGACTGGATGTCGGCTTTGAGCTGATCGATCTCATTTCGGTCGAAGCCGATGATCTTTCCGGCCAAGTGGGCGTCGGTGAAGACCTTCGTATTGAGGCTGTCGAGCTGCTGTTGCGAGAGGCTGAATACCTGCGCCTTGGCGGCTGCTGAGGCGTCTACAAATGCGGCTGAGGCCAACGATGGGGCTGCTAAAGCGAGGACGGATGCTAAAACGATTATGGGTCCAAATCTCATGTTCTTTGCGCTTGAACGTGCGCCCCGCTTGTCACGAAGGCGCACACTCAAACGGACAAGCTAGTATCCTTGAAGTATAGCATGAAAATTTCTAGAATCGTTTCATGCCGCAGATAGCCGAAAAGGTCAGGCTCTTTAATCAGGCCTTCAAGCTGGCCCAGGCCATGCTGAACAAGCGAGGCGTTACGGTGGTTGGCCCGATAGCAGGGCGCTTGAGCACGAACATCCGTGCGCTTATGGAAGCGCGGGCGCAGGACGCTGAAACAATTGCAAAAGAGGCGGTCGATTCTATGACATGAAGTCGGAGTCGCTCAGCTCAGTTTTGTGCAGCAGGCCATTGTGTGGCCTCAAGGAAAATGACCCCGGATTTTACCGGGGTCATTCCCTGCCTGACGCCCACTAGACATCAAGGATGTACACGATTTCGTAGGTCTGTGGGCGCAAGATGACGTATCTTCCGTTCACGAGGATGAAGTAGTACCCGCGCCATTCCGGATAGATCTCGACCACACGGGCCGGCACCGGGTAGTAGCGAACGGTTGACGGCACTCGCGCGCCTATCGAGATGCTGAAGTTGACGTTCGTCACCGGCTCAACCCTCTCGGTCTTGATCACAGAGACGATTTGGCTGCGCTTTTCAGCCGGAGGAGCAGCAGCAACGCCAGCCGAGGGCGCGGCTCCGGTAGTCGTAGACGCGGCCGGGCTCTTGGTATCGGTCGCGGTGCTACCCGAACGCTTCGTGTCCGTTGCGGTGTCCGTGGACGGCTTGGTGTCGGTTGTCGCCGACGGAGTGGTGGCCGATCCACTTGCGGAACCGCGAGCGGTTGGATTGGCGTCGCCCTTTCCAGTCTCAGACTTCGTATCCGAGCTGGACTTCACCTCTCCGGAGGCCGATCCGGAGGCCGAGTTGCGCATCGCTGGAGATTGGGTCTGAGCTGGGGGAGCAGCAGTGCTCGTTCCCTTCGGAGACGGCGTAGCCGGCGATGGCATTGCGGAGGCCGGGCCACCTTGGCCGGCCGCGTTGCCTTGTCCAGTCTGAGCCACAGCGATACTCGTAGCCGCGACGAAACTCACGGCTGCAACAGATGCAAGCAAGATGCGTTTCATGTCGTTCTCCTTTGGACACGTGATGGTCCAAGACGTGAAACCGAAACAGTTTTGAATCGTTCCCAAGAAAAGCAAATTACATGCGGTTCGAATTAGTTGCGCGAGGGAGTATTGAATATCTGTTCAGCCCAGCGCGTATCGAACGACGAGTGAAATGTAATTCGTCTCTAATGCTGGTTGAGGAGCGCGAGGCGGGTTGCGCAGTATCGCGAATGGCTTGAATGTCGCTAAACATTCCGCCATCCCAATCGGGGCAAGCGCACCAACTGTTCGGCAGCTCATGTCACGGCATCGAGGTTACACACACAGTAGCTCACAGGATGCGGGCAGGTGGGGCACATGCGAAGCACGCCGATGCCTGTCATCGCTGAGCGCCAGATAGCACCACACAAGCAGTAGGGGTTGCTCTGGCGTTCTAGCTCTATCAATTGGGCGTCTGTCATGTGCGGCGCTTGCGGCAAATAGCCTTATATCCCTATTGTAACACGCTACACGCCACGGTAGCATCGGTCGAAATTTGGGGGGATCATGTTCAAAGTTGTGACTGCTATCATTTTCGGCGTGGCGTGCCTTGCGTTGACTGCCGAAAGCGCTTTGGCTCAGCAGTGCCTGACGAAGAAGACGGTGGAGGAGTGCGCGCGATGCCTTCGAGCTGCAGGTGTTGCTGGGCAGACCGGAGGCACATACTTTTGCACCCAAAACATGAAGGGCCGAAAGCCAAGTGACGACACGACGCGCCGGTCAAGGTCGAAGAACTGAGCGTTCAAGTTTCAAAGACCCGACGCCAGCACATCTTCGACACTGCGCGCCACTACATACTCGCCGCCGTTCCGGACGCACTCTCGCCCGAATTCCACCTGATCGGGCGAGAGCTTTCCCTTGTCCGTCTTCACTTCAATGCCGATGAAGCGGCCGGCTACGATGACGATGATGTCGGGGATGCCCTTCTTGGAATGCTTGGGCATGGCGCGGTAAAAGCCACCGGCCTTGTCGTATGTCGGCGCCGTGTTTTGTCGCCAATAGAAATAGCGCTTGAGAGCTAGGTAGTCGCAGATTGCGGACTGTATTTCGATCTCCTTCACGCCGACATTGTATCAAACGAAAAGCCCGCCGATTTTCTCGGCGGGCTTCATCATGCGCTGGCGAAGATTAAGGGCGATTACGAACGATCTTTCCTGACGAGTTAAGGAACATCGCGCCAAACGGTAGCAACGACGCGATTACAAAGGCCCATGCCAGCCCCGAGCCGCCTTGGTTCAACCATATCCAAACCGCTGGACTGAGCATGAAGGTATTCACGAGAACGATCAGCGATGTGGCGCCTGCGAACACCTTGTCCCCAGACAGTCCCGCAATGACGGCGAGAACAATCGCGACACAAGACAAAAATATTCCAAACGGGATGAAGATCGCGATGACAGCGATGACAAGTGCTGCAATTCCAAACCCTTTACCCATTTTTTTACCCTCCCTGACCAAATTGGCCGTGCCTATTATAGGTTGTAATTATTCTCAGGAAAGCCCATGCCTCGAAAAAAGAGCCACCTTTGTGAGGTGGCTGTAGATCGTCATGTTCGAGCATCCCGCCGAATTAAACGGCGTAGAGGCGTTCCCGAAATTCCCCGCCATGAAGCCTGTCTCGCGCCCGAGACGATATCTCCATGCCGCCTAGGTGGGAGGCGATCAGTTATCGGCTGTTGCTTTGAGGCTTCTTTGACCAGCTCCCTAGCAATCATAAGGGCGGCACTCGTTATTGTTGAGAACGGACCCTTGTCGATCTCCGGCTCGGTAAAGAACGCGGGCTTGACGATGTGCCAGTACCGTCCGCGCTTCTCGATGCTCCACATGGGGAGGGCGATGACCTGCTTGGTTTTATCCAGCATGTCAGTATTCCGACCCTAGGAGCACCGTGGCGATGCGTGTGGTGCGTTCTGGGTCGCTCGGATCGTCCGAGCCATAGCGGATGTCCTTGTCGTAGTAGTCGCATTTCCAGAACACGGTAACGCCGTCTACTTCGACGCTGACGAAGTCATGCTCGCCGTAAGGATCATCGTCGGCCGTAAAGGCGTCAAACGCCTTGATAGCTTCCAGCGCCTTGGTCTTGAACTCGCTGTTGTAGGCGTTGAAGCCGCTGGTGAGCATGATGCGGCCGCCAACATCAGTTTTGCGTAGCGCGTCATTCAGCTCTCGGATACGTTCTGATTTCGATATCCGCTCGTGCTTGCCCATTATTTCCCTCCTGCTGCTCCGAGGCTCGATGATCGAGCGCCGGAGGACGGGAGGGACTGCGGTCATTGTACAACGGATTAGCCGTTCACCTGCTCATGTATCCATACGGCTTCCATGGGTTCGCCACACTCGGGGCACTCAACGACATGCGAATGTGCTTCGCTCTCGTCGCATATCATCGCCTCGTACAGATCGCCAAACCCGCACCCAGGCGCTTCGCATTGCCGCGTGATGTAGTAGGGCTTTGGGTTTCCAAACCAAGACATCGCTTCCTCCTAAAAGCTTCTAAAGAAAAGCCCTGCATTTGCGCAGGGCTTCCAAGTCATATGGGCTCCATTACAGGGATCTGGTTCTGGTCCATGAAGTGGGCGAGCAGGGTGAGGGCATCGGCGTCCATCGGCCCGACAAGGGACACGATGTTGCGGACGCCGTTCTCCCATGCCTTCAGCAGATCGATCGGTGACCGGCAGACGTACAGCACGTCGCCGGCCTCCACCTGATGGGCGTTGAACAGGTAGCGCGTCGGGTCGTGGCCTTCCGGCACCTTCAGCGCCGGCTGCTCTTCTCCGAGAGCCATGCCGACGTAGAACTGGATGGCGCCGGTCTGGTCGGCCACGGGCAGGGCCAGCCGCTGCTTCAGGAGCCCCGTGGTGGCGTAGCCGGCCTTGAAGTCCCTGAGCGTGTCAGCAGACACTCCCAGCGGCGCCAGAGCCTCGTTTTCGGGGTCCAGCCGCTTGGCATAGGCCTCGATGTCGAACCCCGTCCTTTCCTGCTTCTGGGGGAGGCTGGGGGAATTGCCGGCAACTGGCCGCTTTTGCGGCGCTGCACCGTAGTGTTCCTGAACCTGCTTGGCGGCGTCCGAATTCGAGATGCCGCGGACGTGCGCCACGAGGCCGATGTTGTCGCCCCCGACCTTGTCGCCGTGGCAATAAAACGACCCAAGTGAGCCGTCCTTCCGCTGATGGGCGGGCGTAACGCAGAGTGCGCGTGGTCCGCCTTTCCGGCAGCCGGGGCAGGGCATGCGGTACTGGTTGCGCTCCATCTTCGCGTCTAGACCCAGCATCTGCATACACTGGTAGATCGTCACTGACTCTTTGACTGACTGGATAAGAGCATTGGTGCTCATGTGAGCCCTCCTTTCAGGCTCTCCCCATTGTCCCACGTGTACTGACAGCCCCTCTGGTATGATGGGGACAGTGATCGAGTGTGGGGTGATGCAATCATGGGGGAGTGCCGAATAATTTGAATAAGGCACGTCCGCTTCTTTCGAGGGGCGTCTATACAGCCTTCCATGATTGTGTCCCCCCGCACTTGAGTGACGGGAGAAAGCGAGTACCTCATGGTTGGTACCAGTCTTGCGCGGCGGCTACCGCCGCAAACTGAGAAGCGCGGCGTCGCATTCGTCGTGCGTGCTCCCGATCCGAACAATCGCGGTCGCTGGATCACGCTCGGCTACGCATGGGAACGTCGTAACGGCGAAGCGGGCTTCAACGTGAAGCTCAACAGCGTGCCGGTCGGCGCATGGGACGGGGCATTGATTTTGCTCCCGCCCCTCACTGATGAAGAGGTGCCGCAACATACCGGCGATTAGGTCTGTATCGGCAATTCGAGCGGGGCTTCGGCTCCGCTCTTTTCTTTTGGCGGACGGCCGCGCTTGGCCGTGGCAACAGCACCGCCGAGGAGCTGGGTCAGCTCCGCCTCGACGGCGTCCTTCTCCTCGATCAGTTCCTTGATGCGTGACAGCTTCTTGTGGTCGAGCATTGCAACCTCCCTCAGTTTGCGAGAATGAACTCTTTGCCGGTGCCGCGAATGCAGGGCTCCAACAGGATGTGGCCTGTCGCAGGTGCCGGCGTGCCGAACTTAAAAGTCGGCATCCATTTGAAAAGGAAAAAGCGAGCGTAGTCCTTGGCCCCCGGAATTCGATTGAGCAGTTCAATCGCTCCGTCCCGCCGACCCTCACTGGTAAAGACGAACAGCAGGTAACAGGTCTTCGCCCCGTACTGCTTCTCGTAGGTGCCGTTGGCGAGGACGTGCAGGTAGCCCTCGAAGTGATTGCGAATGGTGCGCGCCCCTGCGGTTGCTGTCTCAAAGCTTTCGCTGTCGGTGTCGGCCTCAAAACCCGGCAAAAAGATAAACGGTGACTTCGTATTATTCTTCCGGTGTATGACCAGCGGGCTGTAGTCTGGATAGACGTTGGTGTCCTTGCCGTTTAAACGCACGGGGAGGGCGAACGGGTTTTTGAGCTGTCTGGTCGCCTCCGGCACCTGCGGATAGTCACGCAGCTTGTTCCACCAGATAATCTCCACATCGTCGCGAGCGGCGGCGCCGATATCGAGAGACGATGAAATCTCAGAGACCATCACCTCATGGTCGAAGCTGCGGGAGGTGGCACGAGCGATAAACGATATGCCTTGCGCCGCGACCTCCTTCTCTCCTTTGGGGGAGAGCTCGTAGTAGGCCTTGGAGTTCTGATAGAAGCGCCTGTTCTTGTTCTGCTCGTCACAGAGTTTCAGGTAGAAATTTGGTTCGCTCTTTAACACATGGATGGCGCGCTCGGTGGTGTCGAACGAACGGCCCGAAAGCTTGGAGAGTTGTTCGTTGTTGAGGAAACGGTGACGTGCGAACGGGATGAGGTAGTGAAGGTAGTCCTTCACGTTCCGCGGATGGATAATGACGGGATACCCGTTCCGAAGAACCGGCTCCGTGCCCCAGCGTGTTTTTGAAATAGGCGCATTCATGCGCCCTTTTTAATAAACGCATAATTCAGAGAATCAAGAATCGGACTGAGTAGGTTTGCAGCGCTTCGATGCAGCGCGCGTGAGGATGAGCACATAAAAATATTTTACTAGAACGTCGGGCTTTCATCACGGGGCATGTGGGGATTGTCCCGATTGCGCTTTGACGGCTGCTCTTGCTCGGACGGCGGAGGTGTAACGATCGGTTCGTCAGGACCAGCGGCGTGTGGGACTTCTGGTTCCTCGGCTGGCTTGGAAAGTGCGGTCGGCACGCCGATTCGTAAGCGGTTTTGCTCAAGGAGGCGAACAATTCCGTCGTCATCAATGGTCGGTTGAGCGTCGAGGATGCCAAAGCCAAGCTTTACGGCTATGGCTTGATCCGTGCTGCTACGAATGTAGAGCGCAAACTGGGTGCCCGAGCCGGACTTCTTCAGGTTCCGTATAACTTCGGTCGATATCAAACCCATGTTGTTCGCGAGTAAACGCGCATCCATATGGTTGACGCCGCCTGCTATTTTTACGGTGGTATTCGAGAATGCGCCCGAGCGCAGTGATTGGCTGAGCTGCTCCAAGTACTGGAACGCCATTATGACGCCTAGCTTGAATTTGCGGGCCTGCTTCAGCAGCATATCCGTGTTGTCGTCGAAATAGTCGCTTGCTTCGTCCACAATGAGAAACGCTGGTTTGATAGCAGCGGGGTTCTTGGCGAGCAAAGGCGCGCGGTCAAATGCTGCGGAGAGCACCCGCGCAATCATATAGCGGCCAAAGAGGGCCGAAGCTTCGTTCTTCAGCAGGTTCTTCGTGGTGTTGACCAGTACGATTTTGCCCGCCTGCATAGCCTCATACATGTTCAGTTTGTTTGAGCCGGAGAACATTCGGTTAAAAGCGGGCTGTGCGAGAACGCTGTAAAGGCGCGCTGCGATTTGCTGCCGCGTAGGAATAAGAGATTTATTAAAGAACTGGTTCTTGAAAAAGTCCTGCGCAGTGCGGTCAAGTTTCTCGATGTCTGGTTTGAAAACGCTGTCGTCGATATTTACAACCGGCGCACCGTTCTTCTTTTCCTCCATCAGCTCCAGTACGGTGTGAATGGACGAGCCGGGTCGCGACAGCATCAGGCGAACGATAAATGAAAACGCCGTGCCCTGCTTCGTAGTGAGCTCGCTCGCAATCGCCGCGAACACGTAATTGAACAGCGATATAATCTCGTTCTCAATCTGCTCGCGTGTGTTGCCTGTGTATTTTTCATAGCCGAGGCCGCTCAGGTCGAACATATTGAGTGCCGGACTGTCTGTTTCCGGATCGATGATAATGAGCCGGTCTTTGTGCTTGCCTGTGTCAGGGTCAAAGATCGCGAGGTTGCGGATGCGGTTCAGCATCTGACCCTGCGAATCAACGATGATGAGCGACGGCGGGTCTTCGCGATTGATGAAACTATAGATCAATGCTTCGAGGAGCTGCGTTTTGCCCCAGCCGGCTCCAGCGCAGATCATGCAATGTTCGAGGAGGTCACGGTCAGGTACTTCGACAGGAACGTCTGCAATGAACGGATAGATAAGCGGCGTTTTATCGAGATATTTGATGACCATCTGGCGCGGCGTGCCCTTGTATTCCTCAGGCAGTATTGATTCCTTGCCCTCTCCGCCGGATGCATTCGAGACATTCTCCATGATCTGTCTGCACACGTCGGTGAATATGTCGTGCTCAATCAGCTCGCGATCGAGGAACGGAGACATGAGGCGCCAAACTTGCTTTCCGGGCTCATTCTGAGCATCGACCAGCGCCACGGTGAAAAGTGGCGTCTCCGTACCCTCCATTTGCTCCAGATATTGCTCTCGGGTCACTCTGGCTTGGGCCGGCAAATGCTTCGTAAAATCGAGGAATGCCTTTGAAATCGCGTTGTTTATAAGTGCGAGCGTTGTATCCGGATGCTGCGTCTTCTTCATGCGTCGGTGCAGCTTGTCGCGGTACCGGCCCTCATCGACGGTGCCTGCAATTTCATCGGGCAGGGGTGGGAGCGGGTTCACAAGGTCCTCCCCCTCGTAAAGGCGCTCCACAGCTTCTAGCCAATTCGAGAAAATCTCATACGACGGCAGTTCGTCATCGAGGGCGTCGAGAATGCGCTTTGTGTGCGCATTCTTAAAAGTCTCGGTGTCGGGGAAGTGAGCGATGCGTTCGTTATGGTCCGCCGCCGTGTAGATCTCATGCGTCGGCACCGGCTGTAGTTTGTGCCATTTGTATGCTTGATATCCGATAAACGCGAGGATGGCCGGCAGCGCGATGATGCCGGCCATTAGTAAGAAGGCGCCCGCGAGAAACAGAAAGAAAATGATAGTGATAAACGCGAGGACTGGGTCTTTTGGAAGAAGCCCTTCGTATTCCTTCATATCTCGAACGTTTCTCGCTGGCGGGTATCGCCACTCGCTGCGAGATATGTCTTAAGACCCGAAAGGTGCTGTTTAATTTCATCCTCGGCTAAGAGGAGTTCGGCAGGACTGTTTTTCCAGACAGTCATCGGCTTATTCTCATAGAGGTGACGAACCGTAATCGTCTGCGGCTCGTCGTCCATGCGCCTCACGAGCGTCTTCACGCGGAAAAATTTGAGGTAGATGTAAACAAAGAAGCACCCTATCGCTGCCAAAAACGCGAGCGCGCTCCAAGCCCCCGGAGTAAAGCTCAGAAAAAACGAAGCGATTAAAAATCCTACTGTCCCAAGTTTGGAAAATCGAAACAGGCCGTCCGTCGCAATCGCTTTGGTCATCGTCACGGGTGGCGTCGCGGGCGGAATGTCAAAATTAAGATCGTAAAGGCCTTTGAGCCGAATAGTGGCCTTCTCTTCTTCATCAAACTGCACTCGGCAGTCCAAATAGTGATCTGCGACACCGGTGATACGCCCAGTGTTCTGCCGATGCTCCATGGTGACGTGCATTTTTCTCCCCCACACTACACGTCCGGATTGTGTGATGAAATCTATGCTCGCGTCAAGAAAAAGGGGCGGGGGTTGGAAACCCCGCCCCCGCCCCCTCACTTGGAGGGAGTGTCTGATTGCTTCTGACGTGCAGCCATGCGGTCAAGCATCCACGCATGAATCTCGTCTTCCGGCCAGTACACGCGACCGCCCTGTCGTAACCTTTTCGGAAACTTGGGGTCGATCTTGCGCCTGTCCAGATTGGCGCGACTGATGGCGAGCATGACACACACGTTCTGCTTCGTTAAAAAGCGCATCTCGAATACTCCTGATAGTCAGGGAGCATCGCGATGCAGACATGGATTGACGGGCCATATCCGGGAGCAAGTTTAGGGCGAGCTGAGCAGATTATGCAACTGCGATGTTCTGCTCAGGGCTACTCACGATCCTAAAAAGATACGCCTCATAGGTCTCCTGAGCGGCCCGCATTTCCGGCAGGTATTTGTAAATATCGTAGACACGCTCCATCTCGGTCTGGGCGCTGATGTGGTTTACCAGCCGCTCCGCAATGTGTGGGGGCGTGCCGATTTTGGCGTGGTTAGTCCGATAGGTCCGGCGGAGGTCATGCAAGGTCCAGCCCTTCACCCCGCACACCTTGTCGAAAGCCTTCTTGCCCTTTGACCAGCCGTTAAATGACTTGTCGGGCTTGCCCCGCGCTGGAAAGTAGAAGGCGTCATTCTGCTCGCCGTTCGTTCGGACGTCCCGAAGGATGTCGGTGGCGACGGGACCGAGCGGAAAAATATGCTCCAGTTTATTCTTGGTCAGCTCGGGCGGCAGGGTGGCCGTGTCTCCATCGACGTAGGACGTGCGGAGGGCGCTGATTTCGCCACGGCGCTGTCCGGTCACCATCAACAGCTTCACGATGATCGCGTAGCTCGTCGGCAGGCTTTCATCGTCCTGCTCGCAGGCTGCCCAGATAGCTTTCAATTCTGCATCGGTAAGCGTGCGTGTCCGGTTGGGGGACTTCTTGCCCTCGATCCCGAATGTCGGGTTCTCGGTGATATAGCGTTTGCGCGCGCACCAATTGAAAAATACGCGCGAGGCCACGAGGATATGCTGCCGCTCGGAAGGCGACTTGAACCTCGCGAGCGCCCGCGAGAATTCAGCGTGGGTGATTTCGCTGAGCTGACCCTTGAAGGGCAGGCGGCCCAGAAGGCGCCTGTACTCGCCGGCCGTGCTGGCCTTCCGCCTTTCCTCCTTCTCCGCAATGAAGGCGTCACGCGCCGTCGAAAAACTCACGGATTGGGGGCGCAGCTTGCCGAGCGTCTTTTCAGCCAGAAGCCGCTTTGCCTCCGCCCGCGCGTCCCCGAGCGTGAGGATGGGGAACCGGCCGATCTTCCGGCGGGAGTTGTGAACCTTCAAAACGAAGGTCTTGGAACCGCCCTGCGACACCCGCACGCCGAAGCACGGCAAAACGCTGTCCCAATAGTCGACCTGCCCCTTTTCGGGGGCGGCGAGGTTCTGTAATCCGATCTGGGTCAGGTGGACGTTAGGCAC